TCTCGGTAATCACCCCCAAAAGAAAGATAAAATGTGGCAATTTCCCCGCCATTTTGGAATTGGCGGATTTCTGGGTCACTGCCTAAATGACCGACTAAAATAACGGTGTTAGTGTTACGAGCCATAGTTTTTCCTTACATTAAATTAAGTAAATAATCGTTATACATTAGATTGTATTCATCAATGAGATCGGGGTGTTTTTCCTCTAACCAAACGATAGACTTATCGTAAATTTTACCGCACTCCTCTTTGGTTTTTCCTTTCAGCCTATCCTTAAGTTGCTCTATAACAGACTTGCTAGTTACATTAGCTTGAGTAGAGTTCATAGCCTGCTGGGTCGATTTGTTGGAGTGTTTTTGGGATTCTTGCTTTTTTTGCTCCGCCTTTTCTGGTGGTATGCTATCAACCAAATCATCTTCAACAATTTCAAGCGCCGTCAAATATAGATAACGTCGTTGATAAGTTTGAATAGCACCAAGATTTTGGATTTCCGTACCTGATGGCAAGGCTTTCTGAACCATTGGCGAGGTAAACTCAATGCTCTCATCCTTTTCGCAGTCATAGACTGTCAATGTAGCGAGCTCGGAAGAATATCGAACAACAGCGCACATCTTTAATTCATCAAAGATTTCATTAACCCTCGGAAGAAAATCCTTTAGCTCAAAGTATTTAAAACTTCTATTATTGCCCGTCTTCTTCAGGTTTTCTTTTTGCAACTTCACACGTGCCTGCGCCAACTTTGCGTAAATGTTCATTTTATTTTCCTTCTATGGTTGAAATTATTTCGGTGTGACAGATTTTGCCGTCACAGTCTTGATTAAGATTTAGGGCGTGCGCCATATACACCACAAATGCACACACAAGCGTAATGATTAATTTGTTCATTTTCTGTTCCTTTTGTCGGATTTTAGGTATGAGAATCCGCCGCAGGCTTAAAAAAGTGCGGTCGGATTTTGTGGTGTTTTTAGAAGTCGATTTTGACTGCTTTTGGATTAAAGCCTCGCAAGTGTTTTAATACACGCCAGTTTGTCATTGGGTCGATGTTAAAATCGCTTGTGATGCGGTTTAAAATTTGATTGGTAGAACGTAACACGCTTAAATATTCGTAAGCCTGTCCGTAGATTTGCCCGCTCATGTTCGAGCCTAAAACGTTAAAGGCTCTTTCAATGTGTTGGAAAGTGCCGATGCCACGTTTGAAAGCAAACCATAACCAAATAAGCTGTTGAAGTTCGTACTCGGTAAATTCAAACGTGTATTTCTTTTCAGGTTCTGGCAAGGCAAGCTGTTGAGGTTGGTTGCGGTGCATTGCTAAAAACGCACGTAATACGATCAAGTGGAATTTTGGGCTAATCCACATCGCATAGGAAAGCACTAATTCTTCGCAAGCGTAAGTTCCACGTAACCCACGACCACCAGTAGTTTTAAAGATCAGATCTGTGCTTTTAACTTCTTTTTGAATTTCTGAAATTAGATCTTGAGTTGTATCTAAACGAATAAATAAAGACGGTCTATGCTTTTCAGCGCCACCGCTTGCTTTATGGAGATCGTTTAATGAAAAAAGACTTTCGTGAGTACGAATTGATGTATTAAGAATTGCTAAGTTTGACATTTTTATGCCCTATGTGATTTAAGTTAAGCAATCCGATCATTAAGTAGGTGATCGGGGTTCAACTTACCACACATAGTTGGCGGAGCTTATTCAGATGTGTTGTATATCGCTCTCTCGCCCCGATCTTCGAAAGGTACATTTCTGTACATTTTTTCTAAATGTACAGATCTGCACATTTAAATTTTAGGCATAAAAAAACCGCTATGCTTTCGGGTGCGGATAACCGCTATGTGTAAGTAAGTGCGGTTATCTTAATCATAGACATAGCGGTTGTCAAATTAATTTTTTGTTTCTGGTACAAAGTTTCCATTTACAGCATTTAGTGTGCGATGATAAGCATCATATAGCATTGTATAAGCCATATCAGCCTGTGCATTTCGTTCACTTTTGCTTAATTTTGTTAAAACCTCATTTACGGATTCTAAAGAAGAAAGTAATTTATCTTTCGCTGTTAGATCTCCTTGTGCTTGAGCTGCTAGCGTTGTAATTCCTACGCAAGCATTTAACGCTAATTGAACTGCAGAAAATTCTTTGATTTCCATAATCTTGCCCTGTTTCAGATACAAAAAAAGCCACTTAATTGTGGCTACAGACGTTGTTTTGATATGGTGTAAATTCTTATTGATAGCAGGGGGGGTGTCAAATAAATTACAAACTCGGTTTTTCATCGAGATTGCCTGTCCTGTTTTTGATATATTTTCCGTTAAAGATGATATGTGTACATTCTCGTTCTTCTTTCATCAGGTCGCCGTGTTTTAATTTACCTTTAAAGAATTGTTGTTGCACTTCTTCAGGGTTGCTAAAATCATCGGTGGTTAAAACTAGGATTTTTTTCATAAGGAACACTCTATGTTTGTTGTTGGTTGGAATCGCGAACAATGCGATACATTTCAAGTCGAATCGCTTGATGAACATATTCGTTATAATCTTGAGGCTTTTCACGAAGATACCACGGCAAGCTGGGCCATGGTGGGAATTTTTAAAACTCACGAAGAAGCCACAGAATATTGCGCTAAATTACTGGCGATTCGCAATGCAAGACTAGACGAGTTATCGAATCGTTAATACTTGACTATCAATTAATTTCGCACCAGGAATTTCTTCCCCTGCTTTTAATCGTGCTTTAATTTCGGTTTTATTTGCTGTGATTTTCACATTAACAAGGGTTTCATCGCAGTTGTTGGCAAGGAATAAATCTTCGTCTAATTGCACCGCACTTTGCTTACTTTCACGGTAAGAAATGGTAAACAATGGACAGTTAATTTTTGCTGTGCCTGTTGCTTCCATATTGTGTTTGAGGTAGTTTTTAATCTGCTCAATACCGTTTTGGCGTTGCTTTTTCATTGCCTGCAAGCGTTTAATTTCAGCGTCAATCACTTCAATGTCACCCTCTGTATTTTTAATGACATAGACGACATTCTCCGCTTTTTTGTCAAAATCTTGCTGCACCGCATCTAATGCTTTGGCAATATCCGCATTGTCTGCAAATTCAGGATTTTCGAGTAATTCTTTGATGTTTTCGAGTTGTTCGGTGATTTCGTAAAGTTTCATCGTAGCTCCTTAAAATGGTAGTGGGTTGTGCTGGATATATTCAATTTCAGCTTGTAATTCTTCTGGCGTAATTCTCTCTTGCCATAACCAATTTCGAATAGCATTTAGCAATTCAGCCTTGCTTTCTAGGCGTTCACGCGGTGTTTCTTCCATTTTTAACCTCTCCCATAACAATTGGATTGCCAATATTCACAATCAGCATCTTCAGGTTCACGCCAATCTTCTTCTGGTTCGTCTTGCTCTATGCTTTCGGTTTCAAATTGTGCGTAGTAATCATAGGGGTTATCGCATTGCCAAGGAGATAGCGTTGTGCGTTTCATTGTTTTGCTCCTGTGTGGCTTGTACCATATTGGCGAGCATCGAGAACATTTCAGGGTTTAGCACGATAGTATGTGCGTGTGCTTTTCGGTCTAAATGCAAACGGATATTGCCTTGTTTATCCACAAAATAGCCGTTTAATCCATAAGGGGTGAACGGTTTTCGACGGGGGGTAGCCGGTTTGTTCTTGGTTTTAACGTTGATTTTAGGCTGGGTGCGTGTCAGTTCTTGTGGCTTTGCTATAACCACTTCTTTTTCTACCGCACTTTCTTTCGGTTTGGCTGTAAATTGATTGGTTTCCGCATCTTTTTGATAAGGCGGAATTTTGGTGTTTTCCATTGCATTAAAATTTTCGATTCGTTTATTTAGGCGTAAGATTGCAATGGCTTCATTGGCAAAATAGGCGGTTTTTTGGTACAGCTTATTGTTCACCCATAATTCGCCAAAATATTTTCCGGTTTCTGTACGGATGATTTGTGTTTTGTAGCTTTCCACTTTCATTATTTGCTCCAAGTGCGGTTAATTTCAGCTTGTTTTTGTGCAGTGTAAGCCTGCAGTTCTTTTTCTGCGGCCAGTGTAAGATTAGGCGGTAAACATGCGCCGTTTTCATATACGCCACCTTTATAAGTTCACATTGTGTTTCTGCTTGGATTTGTTGACTTAATCCGTTGTCGTGCCAGTCTGTTTGATTGGCTTTTGCACCAATACTGATAACTGCCGATACAATGATTGCACCAAATAGACAAGTCATAATTTTTAATGCTTTTTCAGTGCCTTTCATAAAGTAGGTAAAATTGTTTTTAAGTTGATATTTTTTCATTTTGAGCCTCGATTTTGGCGTAAAAAAAAGACCGCACTTTTCAGGCGGTCAGTGGAGTAGTGCAATCAGTCTTTGCTGATTTTGTCTAGATAGGGTGGCGCAGTGTTCTTTTGGTGTTAATGTAAAGTATTTTTAAGAGTCAAACTTTCAGATCCAAAAGATGCGCCATAGATAGGATAGTCTTAGACTACACTTTAATTTCTAATTTTTCCATTTCAAAACACACTCAAGAACATTTCCTCGCCCTGCGCATTAGGCTTAGTCTTTGGAGAATGTGCTTTGAAATTGGCGATGTAACTTTAGTCTTGCCATCGCCTACAAGGTTAGTTAAACACTAATTTTCGGGTCGTCATCCCAAGCGAGTAAGCTCGTCTTGAGCGGTGTCAGCTGTGACTAAATCAGCTCGACCAGCTTAATCATCCATATTAAGCCCAGATAAGTGTTTGATTCTTTATTTTGCGGCTCAACACTAAAACAAAGCCCATCTTTATTAAGAGTTAAGGTTACATAACGGACTCCTTGTTTTTTAATTTGATAACACTTCATTTTCTACACATAAAAATAACAAACAAGAGCCATTTATAATTAATCGTAAGATGTTAAAACCACATCCGGGAAAGTAACCATTTCTTCTAACAATTCTTTAATGGTTTTTTCTATAGCAATAGAACTTGAGTCTTCCTTGACTGGGTATTTTTGGTTTAAATCAACTTGTCCATAAAGGTTATCCCTTAAAATTTCCTCGCGCTCTTCTTCGGAATAAAACGCATGAAGAATTTCCTCAATGGTTCGCCCCGCGTAAATTTCGGTTTCTTCATAAACCCAAAATGCTTTTTGCATTCCTCTCACGTCCTTAATTGCGTGATCAATGCACTCAATGTCCCTGCTGTATCGCAAGGTATCAATGATACCCATTGTATCTACAGAGATTGAGTATTCTCCCGTATCAGCTTCTTTTACCAGGGTTGGTTTGTAATGATTAATGAATTTCATCCGCTTGGCTTGAGTAACCAAGTAATCATATTCGGGTTTGGAAATCGTCACATGTTCCATTTTTTTAACCTCGTTTGTTTTATTGTTACCATTTCAAAACACACTTGATATTGATGTCTTAACTTCAAATATGCTTTGAAATAAACCAGTCCGTGGGCTTGTTCGCCATTTCCCCGACTGAACTCGTATCCTCTAAGGGATTGCTTAAAGATATAAACAGCGCTGCCATTGACCTGCCAACCACATCTCTTCGGTTAAACACGCAGTACAGTTTTCTGCTCTGGGGTTACTCGACTTAAATCAGCCGATAATTTATATCCCGCACGAGACCAAGTTTTTAAAGAGCATCGAGATTGTGTATCTCGTTTTGACGGGATTATTATGTACTTATGGTTCATTATAGTCAAGAGCAAAAAGTACATGTTTTTAATAAAATGTACTAATTGTTCATATTAGGTTGATTTCTAAAGAAATAAATTTTTTGAAATAGAGTTTAATTGCTTATTTTTTAATCGATTGAAAAGCAAAGTTTGTGTTTTGTGGTGTGTTTTTAAGATTTTTGCGATGCTGATCGCAAATTTTGGTAGCGATAATTGGTTTAAATTGAGGTTGGTTTATTATGTCCCTTGCCGATAAGGAGGGCGAATTATGAAAAAAGAGTTTAAAGAATGGCTAATCTCGCTGAATTGCGAAGGGATTAATAGCTTAGGGATTAATGAGATAGTGTCGCGCGTAGATGAAGAGTTGAGGATTGTGCGCGCTAATGAGCAGGAGAGGATTGTGCTAGAGGAGTTGATTGCGGAGTTTAATGAGTAATAAAAACCGCCAGTTAGGCGGTTTATTGTGGTCGGTATGTCTCCGACATTGATGTCAGTGACATCGGATAAACCCACGTCAGTGTGTGGTTTAAATATTAGATGGATTTAGCGAAATTAATAATTTGTTTATCTTCATTCCAACTAATGTGTTGTAACTTAAAGTGATCAAATGTTCGCTTAATTGTATCGAGGATATTAGCTTTATGCGCTGTGTTTGGTGTATCAAGAGCAAATAAAATATTCTCTCTTTTAATAAATCCTTCTTGCTCTGCGCGATTAATTTTCGCTACCCAGCTGTCACAATGTTCAATCATGCTCGGGCTTTCAACCTGATCGAATGCAAGAGGTTTTACCGCTTTTAAAATATGTTTATCTTGTTGGTTTTTCAATGCCAAAGGAAGGGCAAATTTAGCAAAATCACCATTCACCATATATTGTTTGTATTGTGCAAGAACACTGTCGTTTTCTTGTCTAAACAAGGTTTTGTAATGTTTCAAAATCGCTTGTTCTTGGTTTTCTGGTTTTACTCCAGCATTTTGGATGAATTGCGTATATAGCTTGTTAAAATAACCTTGCGGATCATCCACCATGCCTACCGCTGCATTGCTATATTGAACAATACCTTCTTTCACATCAATGTAATGGTGAAAGAAGGTTGCCATATCCTGCGCACTTCCGTTAAATGGCTGACTAACGATATATTGTAATTCATCATTAATAGTCTCGCGGACAGTTTCAAACATTTTGCTTTTATAGAAAAAATCATTCACACGCTTGTTATTTTTAGGTACAAGTTGATAAGTGAGTTTTTTCTTTTCAGGCTCGCACATCAATAAGCCAACATTGACGAATTCGCCTGTTTCAAAGTACGGACGATACCGCACGAAGCTGTATAAAATAGGTTGTTTCATTCTATGTTGTCCCAGTAATTTTCTTGTGTTATTCGGTTTAAAAGTGCTTTTATTCGGTTGATTTGTTGATCAATTTTGTGAAATATCTCATCTCCCACAAACCAATCATCAGGAATGGATTGATAAATATCGTCAAAATTTTTGAGTATGTCAACGGCTTTGTCCGTAAAAGTTTGTTTATCTACCCAGTCAAGTTGCCACTCTCTGTTCTTTTGTGAAAAGATATGTTCAGAAAAATCAGCTCTTTCGTCAAAGGCAAGATTATGATCTATCACTAAAATTTTTTGCTGTTGTTCGTCAAACAGCAGATTAATATTTCCTGTGCCGACTTGTGATGCGGTTCTGTCAGAATTTAAAATCCAACGATCAAACATGTAGAGCAATTTTTGTTCCGGCTCCGATAAAAATGCAGGATTTTGGACTTGAACGGTTTTAGCAATTTTGGCATTTACCACAAAGGATGATGCGAATGCTATCCCGTTAGGCAAGTCTTGCCGCCACCCTGAGGAAGCGTATTGGGTTGATTCTGGTGTTATTTCAACAAAATCAATACTTGGACAGGGGAGCCCTATTTTATGAGCCAGTGTTGAGCCTATGACTTCCGCTAATAATTGACTGATTGGCATCATAGACAATGTTTTTATGATAAACCAATTTCCTTTATCTGTTTGACAAATAAAGGGACGGGTTACCCCCATTTCCATTCTTTCTCTGATAGATATGATTTTATCCATTCTCTTATCCAGTCACACGTCCTCTGCCTTCACAACCCAAACCAATCTTGCTGCTCGGTGTTATAACGTTTCAACCCTTTCTCTTGCCACACCAATAATACGGATTTCTTGGTCGAGTGAGCTTAATGTTGGAAACATTGGATTAAGCGGAACAAGCTCAAAGTGCGGTATGCCTTCTGGTGTTCTTGTACCAAGCTCTTTGTATTGTTTAAATGTCGCCTCGTTGTTGCCATTGATTGCGGCCACAAATTTCCCCGGGGTTGGTGCAATATCAGGATCGATTAAAACAAGATCGCCCTCATTGAATCGGGGGAGCATTGATTTCCCTTCAATTCGTAAATAAAAGGAATTTTCAGAGGCTATGACTGTGCTTGGGATCATCTCGTAACCGTCAAATCCTTCAAGCGATCTAATATCTGTCCATAGCCCTGCTTGGATTGGGCTTAGCAAAGGGTAGGATATTTGCTTTTCGATTTTCTCAATAGAGGCATTCTTATCGCCATAAGTTAGCCATTCTTTTGTCACACCCAAAAAATCAGCCAATACATAAATATTTGCTTGAGTTGGCAATGTCTCCGCATTGAACCATTTACTCACGGCTTTTGGCGTAATTTTCAGTATATCTGCAATAACTTTTCCCCTGCCTTTTTCTGGCAAGTTCTTTCTTTTGCACGCAATGTCTAGCCGTGCAGCAAAGTCCTGTTTAATTTTTTCTTCAGTAATCATTTTTTCACCTTTGAACTAACGGTTCAATTATAAATAAAACTTGAAGTACTTTCAGTTCTGTTTTAAGATGTACTTAAAGTTCATTTAAAGAGGTTATATATGGAAAATCTAAAACATATTATTGACTCTTTGGGTGCAGCTAAAGTGGCAGATTTATGTGGGCTTTCTGTTCGAGCTGTTTACAAATGGCGCACATCAAATTCTCTACCAAGAACTGAATATACAGGTGAAACCAGATATTCCGAGATTCTATCTCAAGCCTTGGGCGGTTCTGTCTCTGCGGAAGAAATTCGACACTTTAGCAAACCTATTAAGTCAGGCTCTGCGATTATCGCATGACTGTAATTTACCAACAGGAATACGCAATGGCACGCAATAAATTAACGAGATCCGCAAGAGTGCTTTCGGATCAGGTTATCGAAAAATATTACAAGCAAAAGCAGTACGAAGTGGCAGAAGGTATGGAAACCTCGCCTGGCACACTTAGTCGCTTTATTAGTAATGAAGAGTTTACTCAGACATTTAACTTTATCGCCGCTTGTCAATTCGGTGTTTTTGATACGGATACGCACATTGCGATTGAGAAAAGTGAATTTGAAATGTTACTCCTTGCGTCACAAGGCTTTGATAAGCGGTTACGTGAGAAGTATTTGGGTAAATAAAAAAGCCACGAGGAGATTTCGTGGCTAATTCATTAAGGAATATACAGATGAACCAATTATTAACGATTACGAAAGAAAACACAAGTACTTTGACGATGAGTAGTCGTGAAATTGCGGAGTTAATCAATAAAAACCATAGCGATCTGTGTCGTTCAATCGAAAGACTTATCGCAAAAGAGGTAATTGGGGGGTATCAGCCAATGGCTTACACCCATCCACAGAACGGTCAGACTTATTATGAGTACCATCTAAGCAAACGAGATAGTTTAATTGTTGTTGCTCAGAATTGTCCTGAATTTACTGCGGCAATCGTTGATCGCTGGCAAGCGTTGGAAAACCAACAAAAACCAACCGCACTTATTCCGCAATCTTTTTCTGAGGCGTTGATGTTAGCCGCTCAGTTACAAGCAGAAAAAGAGCGTAATGCGCCTAAAGTCGCTTTTGTTGATCACTATGTGGAAGTAGGGACGAGTAAATCATTTCGTGAGACGGCGAAGATTTTAAAAATGCCTGAGCGCGCATTAGTCAATCGCTTGGTGGAAGATAAATATTTGTATCGTCAATCAGGCGTGCTTTTGCCTTATCAATCAGCGCACACCAAAGATCTTTTTACGGTTAAAACGGGTACCGCTGAACACGGTCACAATTACACTCAGACGCGTGTAACAAGTAAAGGCATTGAATTTATTGCGTCACGTTATGCTTCGGAGTTGATGCTATGAGTATGCGATTAATGGTTCAAGCAATGAATTGTGAAGTTGGCAATCCTGCTAGAAAACTTGTGCTTTTAAAACTTGCCGACAATGCCAATGATGATGGAATTTGTTTCCCAAGTTATCAATATATTGCCGATAAATGCGAGATGACCAGACGTAGTGCAATCAGTCACATTGAATATTTGATCAAAATGGGATTAGTAAGCAAAAAAGAACGTAAAAATAAAGATGGTTCCATCTCAAATTTATACTTTTTACACCTTGAACAAGGTAGTGAAAATTTTGCACTGGGTAGTGAAAATATTTCACTAGGTAGTGAAAATTTTGCACTAGGGGGTAGTGAAAATATTTCACCCAGAACCAGTCACTCTTTAGAACCAGTCAATGAACCTAAAAAAACTACGCAAAAAAGCGAATCCGAAATGTTGCTTGAGCAGTTCGGAATAAGTGGACAACTTGCAAAAGATTTCATCACACATCGAAAAGCGAAAAAAGCCCCAATTACAGAAACGGTTATGAATGGTTTTCTGAGAGAGGCAAACAAAGCTGAGCTATCAGTTGCAGAATCGGTGGCAATATCCATCGAGCGGAATTGGCAAGGATTCAAGGCCACTTGGTATTTAAAAGACAAGGAATTACAAAGCATTAAACAACCTCAATCATCGAATACTTTTGCCGATGATGGTTCTTGGGCAATCGGCAGACAGCTAAACATCGATCCTGATTTGATACCAGAGGAATTGAGATGACAAACGTGATTCCGATGCAAGCCGTGAAAAGTGCGGTTAAAAAATCAGATATTCCCGACAATGCCGTTCGTTTGATTGACAGAATGTTTATCCGATTAAAATCAATCTTTCCTGCGTGGAAACAGGCGTTTGCTAGTGAAGTTGAGTATAACGAAACAAAGCAAGTTTGGCTCGAGGAATTATTCAAGGCTGGTGTAGTTGAACCGATGAAATTAAAACACGGCCTTGATTTGGCTGCAAAATCGACTAGCCCATTTTTTCCAAGTGTAGGGCAATTCATTGCTTGGTGTGAGTTTGAAAGTTACCACGAATTAGGCTTACCAACACTAGAAGAGCTTGAGCCACTCCTTAAAAAATACTTTGCTTATGCGAGAGAGCCTCACAATTTTAATTTTCGCTCACCGGCTGAATATTGGTTGCTTTCGGAACTATACAGAAACTACAGCAAGAAGAAATGGGAAGATTGTCAAAAAGCAATGCCACGCATTTTAGCGCAAGCAGTTGTAAAAGTCCGTTCTGGGGATGAATTTGAACCTATTCCAATAGCGATTGAAGAAAAGCCTAAAGTTATCGATCGACAGGTAGCAATTCAAGGCGTAGCTAGATTAAAAACAATTATGGGGCTGAACTAAGATGAGCGAATTTAACAAAGATTGTTACCGTACACCGCGTTATGTGTTTAATGCATTAAATCGCAAATATCGTTTTGATGTGGATGCCTGCGCAAGTGCTGATAACGCGTTATGCGAAAAATATTTCACTGAAAATCTCGATATTACCAAAACTGAAATTCAAGAATTAGTGTCGGAAGGCTCTCGAGTATGGATGAATCCTCCATATTCAAATCCTACACCATTTGTTCAAACTGCCATTGATTTAATGATTCATCGTGATTGCGTGGTAGTGATGTTACTTCCAGCGGACAAATCAACAAAATGGTTTTCTCTTGCACTTTCTGCTGCAACTGAAATTTGCGATGTAATTGGTGGGCGAATCAATTTCTTTCACCCAGTTACGTGCGAAGAAGTAAAAGGAAATAACAAAGGTTCGATGATTGTTGTGTTCGATCCAAATTCTCAAAGTCAAATTCAAACAGGCGTTACTTTAGATTTTCTAAAATCAAGAGGTGCACAATGATTTCTGAAAATTTCAAATGCCCTAAGTGTGGTGCGCCAGTGGTCGATTGGTATTTTCCTAATAGTGAATGCGTGATGGTTGGCGAAGAGGATAGCGATCGCTTTCAATGCTGTGGTCATCTTATCGAACCAATCTGTTATCCGAATGTGAGCAAGGATAACCCAATGAATCGCACTAAATCTTGCGGTTACTTTGGGCTTGAAGATCTTGATATGGAGTGTCAAGACAATGGCGAAGAAAAAACAGAAAACTGAAATTTTTGCCGTGAAATATGCCAATGGAGCGGTGGTGGCTGAAACGGATTATGACCGTAATTTACTTAAAGGTTTACCGATTGGAAGTGCGGTCAAAATCATCCCAATTTCAAACAATCGTAATTATCAACATCACAAAAAATTTTTTGCTCTTCTTGATGCTGGTTTTGAGTATTGGCAGCCTGAATTCAGTGTACTCACGAAAGCGGAAGAATGGATCGCACAAGCGATAGCTAAAAAAATCGCTGTTGTGGCGAACAACGAACATTTTTATGAAACGGTCACTAAGCCGATTGCGAATGAGGTATTGGCGGAAGTGCGGTTAAATCGTGAATCAAAATTGGACTACGAGGGAATGAAAAGTCTAGAAGCCTATTTGAATCACGTAATGAAAAAAGCAGGTTTTTACGATATTAAACCGGCCCAAGATGGCGGAACGTTAAAAGAACGTTGGTCAATTTCTTTTGATAATTGCCCGCAAGAAAAATTCAATGAAATTTTCAAAGGCGTATTCGGAGTGATTTGGAACGAAACACTTTGCAATGTTTATGAAAACGAGTGGGTATTAGAAAACAAGATCAATCAATTAATGGCATTCGGGGGATAGGGAAATGGACTGGATTATTTACTTTTTACTAATGTTAGTTGTATTGAGTTTACCTTTATTGGCACTTCTTCTTGGCTTAATTTCCCCATTCATTGCTAGATTTTTTAACTGGATATTGGTCGTAAGCACATTGGGATATTTTATCTTGATTGCAGTCGGTCTTGGTTATGGTGTGATTAGTTTGGGGGCTAAATGAAATTAAACGATGACGAGATTCTAGAGTTAAAAATCGTACTTTGGATAGTGGCAGTTTGGTTAATTTTTCAGATGGTGTTTGGATAATGAGTAATTTGAGAAAAGAAGCGAAAGGGAGAGAGTGTCAAGTGCGGTTGCCTGGTATTTGTAATCATAATCCTGAAACGACCGTATTAGCACATTATCGTATGGCAGGATTAAATGGAGTTGGTATGAAGCCCGATGATATTTTTGGTGCTTGGGCATGCTCATCTTGCCATGATGAATGTGACCGTAGAACTAGAAAAATGGATGCTGAAGATGTCCGCCTAGCACATGCTGAAGGTGTTTTGCGAACACAGCAAATTTTGCGCAAGGAGGGCAAGTTATGAGTGATTGGCTAGAGATTGCCTTACCTTACCCGCCATCAGTCAATCACTATTGGCGACACACAAGAAGCGGACGGCATTATATCAGCGAAGCAGGGAGAAAATTTAAAGCCGAAGCATTGCAAATTTTACAACAATTCGATCCATTTATCGGTGCAGTTGCAGTGCATCTTGAAGTTTATTATCCCGATAACCGAAATCGTGATCCTGATAATATAAACAAAGGGCTTTTCGATAGTTTAGTCGCCTCAGGATTAATACAAGACGACAACAACAAAGTGATAAAAGATTTTCGCAGTAAAAATTGCGGAATCAAAAAAGGCGGAATGGTTGTAGTAAAAATTAGAGGGCTTGAAAATGAGTAAATCAATCGAATTGTTGGTGAAATTACATAATCCTAAATGCGTGAGTGTGGAAACTGTGGGCCGCGGTGGTGCTGCGTTGCTTTATCAAGATCAAATTATTTGCGCTTTTGCCAAAGCTGAAAGCGAATACATGTTCGGCTATCAGTTGCTGATGTGTAAATATCGCCAAGATCCATTCTCGCGTGAATTTGTGAATAGCTATATTGAAAGTTGGTGCGAGGATCGCGGATTCCCTGAACACTCATCGGAAGCGATGAAATGCGTAGTTGATATGGTTTGCGATCTGCCCTTACCAAGCCAAATTAAACATATCAAAGCGCTTAGAAAACGATACCTCCGATCGCAATATGCTTATCTACCAACGATTGAAAAGGTGAATAAAATCGCCGAAGAAAATGGTTTTTTGATTAATGGTGCGGAAGCTCGTCAATTAAGGATTCGTGAAATTAATGAATTGCGTAAATCAAATACTTGTCCACGCTGTCGTGGCACAGGGCAAGTGGGGCGAGTGCAAAAACGTGAATGCCCTGAGTGTCGCGGAAAAGGGCAGTTACGCGCCAATATCTATCACTTGATTAAGTCTATTGATTGCACTGAGGCTTACTTTAAACGCTATCTAAATGCGCTTGTAGTGGATTTTGAACAGCATTGCTACGAAGAGATGAGTGGGGCGGAAAGAGTGATTAAGCAGAGATTAAATAAAGAAATTTCTGATTAATTTTTGAATTTGTGAATTAGATCACAGATGAAAAATAATAAAGCTCTCATAATTGGTAAAAATTGTTTATGGGAGTTTTTTATGAAGAAAACTTTATTAATTAGTTGTGCGTTATTTACTATTACATCATGTTCTTCTTTTACTTCAACTGATATTCTTATTGGAGAATTGCCTGTTAATGATAAGTCTGTTTCCGATGAGATTTTATGTCTTACCGCGTTTACTTCCGAAGTGAAGATTCCAAAATCCCAGATTCAACAAAATATTATTCAAGAAATAAGTAGAAGAAATATCCGCCCTGAGCAGTGTGCTAGTTATGTTGTTTCGAATGCTGGTGGAATTGAATCGTTTTGTAATGATCTTAATAAAGGGTATTCGGCAGGGAAAATCGCTATGATGCCTAGTTTTGGTAATTATATTACCTTGCAGGATATGTTCTCAGTACAAAAAGTTTTAGGTATTGATTGCAAGACTAAACAGTATCTAGATATATACAATAAAGCTCGTGAAGCTCGTGAAGCTCGTGAAGCTCGTGAAGCTCGAGAAGAGGAAAAATTAAGAGCTATAAGAGCAGCAACTCCTGATGAACCAGTTGATTTTTCTAAAAGCTGGCAAATGTTTCAACCAAAAACAAATACTGTAAATTGTATGTCGGTTGGGTCTTCTACTATGTGCAATGACACCAAAGGAAATCTTTTAAATATTAATAGATGGTAAGCATGAAAAAATTGCCGGATATATTGTTCTTGAATCGCTATCTTGGTGTTTTGCTATTGATATTTTCAAGTAATGCAGTTGCTAGTCGATATGACCCAAATGAAAGCTTTTCAATTCTTGATTTATTAATCTTGCCTGTGTCTGGCATTTTGCTATATTGGTTCGTATGTGGAATAGATTTTTTAGATGGTCTAATTAATAAGTGGCTGGAGGCTTATAAAAAGGATTCATCAGAAACTATATTTTTGACGCTTGGTGTATTTGGAATCCTGTTTATAATTTATGCGGTTATTAAAACTAATTTCAAGAATGGTTAAAATTGACTTTGCCGAAAAATTGCACTAAAATTCTCCATAATAGCAGAGGTGTAGTTTATACATCTCGGTTTTTTATTGCTGGTTCATCAGACTCCATGATTACGTAAGATAACTCGCTAATTGTGGGGTAAGCTGGCATACCATAACAGTGGGATAACCTCTGATGTTTGCCGTGGTACTAAACCGATCAAGTTATCTTCATTCTAAGGGCGTAGTCTAATGGTAAGACAGCGGTCTCCAAAACCGTTAATTAAGGTTCGAATCCTTACGCCTTTGCCATATCACAAGCTCACGTTAATACGTGGGCTTTTTTATTGCCTAAAGAACAGGCGGGAGAAAATATATGCCAATCAAAGAGCCAGATGTATGGGCGTTAATATGGTCTTGGTTACAAATTAATTTGAGTTCTAGCTCTGTTCAGAGTGCCCTGTGGGCATTATTTATTTCTGTTTTAAGACTTGGATTTATGCGTAAAAAACCAAGTTTCCGATATGTGTTCATCGATGCAGCTATGTGTGCCTCAATTGCTGGCGTAGCAGTACCGATATGCACTCATATTTTTGGGCATAGTGAATATTCCTCATTTCTTGGCACGATGATTGGTTTTGTTGGTACTGAGAAAATTCGCGAATTCTTATTTAAATTCATTAATCGGAGAATTGAAAAAGATGACAATGATGATTTCCGAAGTGACATTCAATAAAATTTTCCCTCATGCAGTTAAGGGCGTTTATCAAGCCATTTCAGAACAAATAGAAAAAGCAGGTTGTGTGACTAAGATGCAACAAGCTATGTTCTTAGCTCAATGCGGGCATGAAAGTGGAGGATTTACAAGATTTAAAGAAAACTTAAATTATTCTTGGTCTGGGCTTTCTCAAACTTTCCGTAAATATTTCCCTGATCCACTTACAGCCAAGAAATATGAGCGCAAACCTGAGCTAATAGCTAACCGTGTTTATGCTAATCGTTTAGGTAATGGAGACGAGAAAAGTGGAGATGGCTGGAAGTATCGTGGTCGTGGACTGATTCAGATTACGGGTAAGGAGAATTATGCAGCGTTTAGAAAATGGTTAGGTAGAGATATTGAACCAGACGATGTGGCAAGTAATTTAGACTTATCTGTTAAGACGGCTATTTGGTATTGGAAATGCTGTGAATTGGCTGATCTTAATTCTGTAGAGAAAGTAACTCGAAGAATTAATGGTGGACTAAACGGCATCGATGAGCGTTGCAAGCTCTATCGCGCATTAATGGTAACTGATAATGACTAAGTACATTTACATAGCTTTAGGGACTGTTGTAGTGGTTTTGTTTGGTGTATTGCGTTACCAGTCTGGCGTTATCGAAGACTTGGAAGCAATAAAGGAAAAACAATCTGAAACCATCATTCAACAATCCACTAAAATCACTCAATTAGAATCAGATATTGCTGAAAATCAACGCATCACCTTTGAGTTATCCAAGGCTGAAAGCGAAGCGAGAGAGGAACAAAATGCGATTATCAATTCAATTCCAAACAGCGATAAACAAAGCAATGCGTATAATGCCGTTGCTCCTATTAGCTTGCTTAACTTCTTGCGCAAGTAAACCGCAAATCATCACATATCCAACTATTCCAGCAGCGTATCTTGCTCACTTAGATAAAACATCATTTAGCGGTTCAACCTATGGGGAGGTTGCGCAATATGCCGTAATCCTCAAACGCGAACGTGATGTCTGTCTAAATCGGATTGATAAAATTCGTGAATGGCAACGCGAGAAAATGGAAAAATAATCTAATACCTAAACCGTGCGTGCAATAAAGCGCGGTTATTCTTCACAACCTTTGCCCGCTTAATGTGGGCTTTTTTATATCTCGTTTATGGCAAGACACAACTGGAACGCACTACAAATCGAATATATCAAGTCTTACGCAAAGACTGGTGTATCCGTGATGGAATGGTGTAGGAAGAAAGGGCTGAACTTTGCCAGCGCTAAACGATATATCAAAAAGCCTGAAACGGTCTTTGAAAACTGCGAAAGTGCGAATAAAACTACTAAATCGGAAGTTATTGAAAATAAAGAAGATTTAGATAAAAACTGCGAAACCAACTGCGAAAGTGCGAACAAAACTGCGAAAAGTGCGAATGTCGCAAATGAAACCGCGAAAAAAACTGCGAAAGTTTTAGAGGGGAGACCGATAATTCATGGCGGTTATGCGCGATTCTTCAAGGACAAATCTGCCTTTGATGTTGTCGTTGATTTTAGCCTTAAAGATGAAATCGACTTAATGCGCCAACGGGCTATTTCCTCCATTGAAAGCATTGAAAAGTTTACTGCTGATTTAGAACGATGCAAAACGGCAGAGGATAAAGAAATTGTCCATAAGCTCATTCATTCTGCTCAAAATGCACTAGACCGCGCTGTGGCTCGTATTGAGAGCTTAAACCATACTAACAATAATATTGCGCTTACGCTTGAAACGATTGAATTACGAAAAGCGCAAACAAAAGAAACCTTACTTAAAGCTGATAAATTGGCGCAAGAGCTTGGTACAAAAGCGGCAAGTAAACACAAAGTCGAATATGCCATAGACTTCTACGATGACGAGGAAGAGAGCGATGAAGATTAATTATCGCGCCTCTGCTACATTTCGTAGAGTGCATAAAACGAACGCATTGGTGAAAGCTATTCGTGGCCCGATTGGGAGTGGTAAATCAGTTGGGTGTGTAATGGAAATGTTCCGTATTTGCTTAAATCAAGAACCTAATTCTGATGGAGTTCGTCGTACTCGTTGGGCTTGTGTGCGAAACACTTATCCTGAATTAAAAGGAACGGTGATTAAGACCTTTCAAGCGTGGATTCCTGAAAGTATTTGTCCGATTAAATATGATAGCCCGATTTCTGGAATGATGAAAATTAATCATCCTGATGGTAAGACGACAGTAGAAGCGGAGTTTATGTTCCTTTCAATGGATAAACCAAAGGATGTAAAAAAATTAATGTCTTTGGAGCTGACGGGAATTTGGATTAATGAAGCGCAATTCTTACCAGTGATGTTGGTAACAGAAGCAGTAACTCGTACTGGTCGTTTTCCTGAAAAGCGAGTTTCGGAAGGGTTTGATGGTGCAACGTGGAACGGCATGATTATGGATACCAACTCGCCTGACGACGATCACTGGTGGCATACCTTTGAAATGGCACTCGATGAAGAAACAGGGGAAAGCCTTACGCCTAAGAATTGGGAGTTCTTTACGCAGCCAGGGGCGTTAATTGATATTACAGGCATTCCGTTTGAATCGTTATCTAATGGAGTTAAAGCTAATATCGAAAACGGCTTATATGTGGACTATCACGGACACCGATTTGTCGCCAATCCTTTAGCAGAAAACGTAGAAAATCATAAAAAAGGCTATGGCTACTGGTTCGATAACCTTCAAGGACAAACATTGAGTTGGATTAAATCTCGCATTTGCAACGAATTTGCGACCGTTCAAACAGGCAAACCCGTCTATATGGATCACTTCAACAAAGATTTACACGTCTCGAAAGACAAATTATTACCTATTAAAGGCTGGCCAACATTTATCGGTCTTGATTTTGGTTTAACGCCAGCTGCAATTATCGGTCAAGTCTCACCTATCGGGCAGTTACGTATTACTGATGAAGTTGTGGCGACAGGAATGGGGATTCAGCGATTCATTCAAGATCAGCTTTCGCCTTTAATTCGCTCCAAATATGCTGGTTGCGAAGTGGAAGTGATTGGCGATCCAGCTGGCGTTCAACGTGCGCAAACAGATGAAAAGACCTGCTTTCAAATTTTATTAGAAAACGGATTCAATGCACGTCCAGCAGATACGAATAATACAACAGGACGATTAGAAGCGGTGCGTTGGTGGTTATCTCGTTTGGTTGGGAAAGGGCAACCAGCGCTGATTATCAGCCCGCATTGTCGAGTTTTGATTAAAGGCTATGAAACAGGTTATGCCTATCGCCAGTTAAATATTAGCGGTGAAGAAAAATATACGGAAACGCCAGACAAAAATCGCTATTCACATCCGCACGATGCAAATCAATATTTATGTTTAGGCGCTATGCCTGATTTATTCAAACAACAAATCATCAACGTTAAACCACATCAAGCTATCAGCTCAGTTACAGGGTATTAAAAATGGCAGAAGAACAATCCGCAATTCTAGAGGCTATCACCGCTTTTGGGTCAGATCTAAAGGTCAAATTATTAGATCATTTAAAACAACGCCAACCGATCGTGCAGCGCTGGGTGAAAGATATGTATCAGTATCGCAATCAGTATGAAGAAAGTATTAAAACAAATAAATCGAAAGTTTTTGTAGGCTACACTCGAGCGAAAACAGATTCGTGGACAGCACAAATGACCGATATGCTTTTCCCTAGCGATGATAAAAACTACGGAATTAGTCCAACACCAATGCCAGAAATTGCGAACATTGCGAAACAACCCGATAGTGACGATCCGAATTTGCGCAATCAAATTTCCAATGCTCGCGCCATTATGCAGCAAGCAAAAGAAAGTGCGGAAGCGATGGAAAAGCTGATTGATGATCAGTTATTAGAGTGCGACTATGCTGCAGAAGCTCGCTTATGTTTACATTATGCGGCGGTTCTTGGCACGGGTATTTTACGTGCGCCTGTGGTGGATGTAGTGGAATCTAAAGCATGGAAACAAGACAGCCTAGGAAATTGGGTGGGAGAAATTGTCAATAAGACGATTCCCGCTGCGCGTTTAGTTCTTCCGTGGGATTTTGTGCCAGATATGACCGCACCAACGCTCAAAGATTGTCAGTTTGTTTTTGAGCGTAGCCATGTGACCAAAAAACAATTACAGGCGCTTGCGAAAAATCCGTACTACTTGAAAGAAAGCGTATTGGAATTGTGTGAGCTTGATGGTGGGGATACGCGTACGGCAAGCAATGATATGGATGGCTATGTCGATACATTAAGAACACTTTCTGGGCTTGAAACACAAAGTAAGGATAACAGATATGAGTTGTGGACTTATCACGGTGGGATTCCGTTGAATGTGTTGTCAGGTGCAAATGAATTGTTAGGTGAAGACAACAAGTTAAATATTCCTGATGATGAAGAATCACGTGCTGCCAACTTAGAAATTGAAGGTGTAATTGTGATGGCGGGCAACGGTAAAATCTTGAGTGTAAACCTCAATCCACTTGATACCACTGAATTCCCTTATTCAGTTTATACCTGTGAACCTGATGTTTGCTGCCTATTTGGTTTTGGTATTCCTTACCTTTGCCGTGATGCACAAGAAATACTCAATACTGCTTGGCGTGGAATGATTGATAATGGAATTTTAGGAATTGGGCCACAAGCAGTAGTCAATAGTAGTGTATTAACACCAGTGGATGGGAACTGGGAACTTGCACCATATAAGTTATGGAAAACTAATGACCGCGCAACCGCTAATGCTCAATTTGAAGCGCAACGTGCATTTGGCATCTTTGATATTGGTAGTCGTCAGCAAGAATTAGCGAATATTATTCAACTATCTAAATCTTTTATGGATGAAGAAAGTGGCTTACCAATGATTGCTCAAGGTGAGCAAGGACAGGTAACGCCTACGCTTGGTGGTATGTCTATGTTGATGAATGCCGCTAATGCAGTACGTCGCCGTCAAGTAAAAGAATGGGATGATTCTGTCACTAAACCGCTGATTCGTCGATTCTACGAGTACAACATGAATATGAGTGAAGATGCATCTATCAAAGGTGATATGCAAGTTGTAGCACGTGGCACGTCAGCTTTACTTGTAAAAGAAACCCAAACCGCACAAATCATCGACATTTTCCAAAAATTTGGTCAGCATCCGCAATTAATGTATGCGTTTGACTGGTACGATGGTGCGAAAACTCTCATGCAGTCTATGAGTATGGGAACGCAGACTATGCTAATTCCGCGTGAAGAGTATGAACAAAAACTCCAGGAAATACAAGAAGCGCAGGCACAGCAACCACAAGATCCTGAAATCCTTAAAGTTCAAATGCAAATGCAGATCGCACAACAAAAACAACAGCACGAAATGCAGTTAGAGCAAATGCGAATGCAAAGTCAGTTGCAGATTGAGCAGATGAAAGTTCAAATCAAAGAGAAAGAGCTTGAAATCAAGATGCTTGAAGTACAGATGAATCAACAATCACAACAGGCTCGCTTAAATCTAGATAAAGCATTGAGTACAGCAAAACTCACCACAGATCTGCAATTACAAACTGGCAAGCAGGCGATAGATTTGGAAAAATTCAAAACAGAAGTCGCCTTAAAAAATACGCCTGTGGCTAATCCAACGGGTAATTATGGATTAGATCGTTAAACATTCATTCCCTTTTTCACAGACCGCCAAAGTGCGGTCTTTTTTTTTACCTGTTCTAAATGAGGATACATTATGAGCTTTTACCTTTCTGAAAAAGCCTACAATCAAATTATTGGCAACACATCGAAATCAAAAGAAGAATCAACACCTTACTTAGGTATTGAAACTACGCCTGCCAAACTAGAACAGCAAGGCATTATAGGAGATGTGGTTGATTCAGTGCAAATGGGAGCGTGGAAAGGATTAAGTGATTTAGCTCACGGCTTAGGGGCTATCACTGGTGCAGACTGGTTGCATAAAGCGGGGGATTTAGCCGCCAAAGGTGCAGATGAGAATATGGCGACAATGTCCGATGAAATGAAATCGGCATTAAATCAAAGTGCATTAGATGGCGAGGGTAAAGGCATTGCTAATATACGCTGGTGGGCAGGTAATCTAGGCTCAATTCTAGGGCAAAATCTAGATACGGTACTGACATTAGGCTTCGGTAAAGTGGCAACCATTGGGGTAAAACAAGCGGGCAAAATGTTGTTAAAACGTGAGGCAGCTGAACAAGTCGGTAAAATTGCCGTAGAGCAAGCAGCTAAGCGAGGAGTACCACAAAAATATTTAGATATGGTGGGCTATACCGCAATTCAAACGGCAATGTCAGGTGGGAGTCGTTATGGACAAAAACGCGATGAAGTCATGGCAATGGATAATGAAACGTTGGCAAAACTGCCTGAATTTTCCAACGCCTATTATGAAATTGCGGATAGTGATGAGGGTAAAGACAAAACTGTTGAAGAACTTTATTCCCTCGCTAAAACTCGCTTTGCAGACAAAGTAGGGCAAAGTGCGGCATTAAATCCTACGGCCATTATGACAGATATTGGCGTAAATGCGATAAGCGGTTTAGGCGGTGGTTTTAAAGGATTGCTTTCGCCTGCTCAAACAGTAAAAGGTGGATTAGTAAAAGGCGCACTTATTGAAGGGGGAACAGAGGCAGTACAAGGTGTAGCAGAACAGTATGCGCTCAATCAAGCACAAAAAGAGTATATCGACCCGAATCAAGACCTTACTGAGGGAATGCAAGAAAACGCCATAAACGGCGCAATATTAGGTGGTGTATTTGGGGGAATGATGGGCGGCATTGATAGCCATTCACACCGTCGCGAACTCAACCAACAAAAACGCACTATTCTTGAACATATCAACACAGGTGACGTAGAAATAGATGAAAAGCTACGTCGTTATACAGATTCCATTAACCAAAGCGCAACTGATCTCGCAGATTTAGTGAAAATGAGCCAAGTGCAGCGTTGGAATAATCAAGGACAAGCCTTTAGAGAAAAACAGCAACAACAAGCACAACGCGCACAGTTTGAATCAGATTTCTTCGGTGAAGAGCAAGCAGAAGCACAAGCCGAAAATATCGAGCCTGAATTTAAACCTGATTCAAATTTAGATCGCGCACTAGATTTACATTCAATCCTTACACAGTTTAGAAAGAATGATTTTTCTCGCGCCAATGAATTTATTGATACGCCAATGGTTTTTTCTGATGAACAAGCGAAAAAAGATCACGTAACAGAAAAAGCATTGACAGAAGTACGCAATATTGCACAGCAATATGGTATCAATCCACAAGATGGGAAAGCGATGCGCCAATGGCTAGAAGATTATGCGGAGGAAATGGAAAAATACAGAGATAATAATAAATCAGCTTCACCAGAGAATAATGTTCAATTTTCTGAAAACTTTTCCCCTGACAAAGAACAAATGGCAACAGAATTTAAGCCACAGCCGATGAATATAAACGAGGAGGCGGCTTCTGAACTACACACTAATAGTTCAATAGATTCTCGTAATGAAATGGGAGAGACTACGGATACTTTTGAGCAACCAACCCAACAAGACAATCCCGAAATAGCTTTAGATCAAAGTCCATTTGAAGAAGCGAAAAATATTACATCACAAATACAAGAAAATGTTGATGGAAGCGTATCTGATGATAGTCAATCCGTTTTTACACCAGAGAATAATATAGGCGACGAGTTTAAAACTTACTCTCGCTCTGCCATGAAATCTGTTGAGTCAAATATCAAACGGGGGCGTGAGGCAATGAATGCGGCGATTACAGAGCAGCGCACTGTACACCGCGCAATGTTCAACCATAATTTAGATGGTTGGGTGGATTTTGAATGGGGCGATGATGGTTTAACTAAGTCATTCAATAAAAAAGGTGAGCCTGTAGGCAAAGGTATTTCTCATATTATTGAAGCGCGTATGCGTAAAGACGGGATGAGTTACGAGCAAGTAACCCAAATGCTAACGCGGGATATTGTAGATACTATTGCAAAAGGTTCAATAGTGGGGCATTGGGTTCGCAACGATGGAAAAAGTGAAAGCGTTCAGATTGACCACAATGGATATAGAGCAGGATTAATCCGCAACAAAGGAAGTAACGCTTGGTTATTAACTGCTTTTGAATTATATCCGGCAGATGTTGATTCAGCAGGCCGCGTCGATACTGAAAAAACTACGCACTTCAAGCCTACACTTACGCGTCAAGAAATGGGAGCCACCAGTACAGGAAATATACACCAACTATCTCCACAACACAACCAGGAAATTGAGCAAGCACATCAAATATTAAAACAAACCTTTGGCAATGCCTCAGAACATATTGACGTAATCACCTTTGCTAATCCGCCAGAAGATGTGAAGAATTTAATCACTTCTGATGTTGAAGGCTGGTTTAATCCGAAAACAGGCAAAATCACTATTGTCGCCGACAGTATTAAAGCAACAAAATCAATGAGCCGAAAAGAGCGTTTGCAATTTGTAGCGTGGCACGAAATGGCGCACCGTGGAATAAATGTTGAGTTTAAAGAAGATTACCATAGCGTAATGCAGGAAGTCGGTAAAAATAAAATGGTAAGTAAAATTGCCGATGCGATTCAAACTCAACGGAAAGGCACAGATGATCTAAGTGTAACCAATCGCACCGTCGCCATAGAGGAAGCTCTCGCAGAAATAATGGCTGCACAGGAAACAGGTAAATGGGAGGAATTACAACAACGCTACGGTGTAAGTTTTCATAAAGGGCAAATGAAATCAGCGCGTGCTTGGCTTGAAATGACGGCAGAACGCCTACGCAACTTCATCACAAAACTGTTTGGACATGAAACTGTACAACGTATGAGTAACCAAGATGTATTGAATCTTGTTGCACGTATCAAACAAAGTGCGGTGAAAACTGAACAAGTTTCATCAAATAACGATATTCGCTTTAGCTTAAATGAAAATGCAGATTCGGATTTTGCGAAAGCGGTGGATGATGTTTTTAATTCTTCTGAAACTCGTTTTGATAATAACCGTTGGATCGAACTGGGTACAACACCAGAAGCATTAATTCAATCGGGTATTACTGAAGAGCCAATGTATATCAACTTTGCGAAGATTGGAAACATCAAAAATGATCACCCTGAAATGACGGCTGATGTATTAAAACAGATTCCAAAAGAATTGAATAACCCAGTCGCAGTATTTAAAAATACGAAAGGAAAATCCAACTCTTATGTTGTTTTAACGGAGTTAGCAGTTAAAGGAAATGAGAGAGTCATTGCAGCATTACATGCAGACCAAGAAATGAATGGTTTAGTTTTCCATAAATTAGCTAGTGCTTATGGGAAAGATGGTACTCGCGCTTATTTGGAGAATATGATTGAAAAATCCGATGTTCGATTTGTAGATAAGCAAAAAGCAGGTCGTATCAACTCTAAGCTCCAATTGCTGGCAGATGATACGTTAAACCTGCTTTTCAATAAAGCTAGTGTAGTGAAAGAAGAAAGTAGTGTCAATAGTGAAAACGATGATATTCGTTTTAGCAGAAAAGGCGAATCAGAATATCAACGTGATTTAATTGTGACACACAATATCAGTGCAGACGGCATTATGCACGCTGATAAAATGGGCGGTTTACCACTCGCATCCGTTGCAGTGGCAAAACAAAGCAATCCATTAACCAATTTTGGTGAAGTCACTTTAATTGGTAGTCGTCATTACATCGATCCGAAAGGTGTAAATAAAGCTCAAGTTTTCGGTAGTGATATTTATTCGCCTCGTTATCCTCGAATTAGCTATGAGTATTCAGCGAAAAATCAAAAAGCATTATTCAATCGTTTTGAAAAATCAGCGAAAGAGATTGAAGATCGAGCCTTTGATTATGACTTCACACAAGGATTGGAAGATACCGGCGCAAAACAAGCTATGCTTAATAGTGATGCAGTTAAATATCAATTCTTGAAAGAGCATAATATTCCGTATGAAAAAGCCTATCGAGATATTCCGAAAAGCGTACACGCTGATTATCCGTCCATTCAGAAAGCAATTAAAGCTGGCATAAGTGAGGAAGATATTTCCTCCATCGAAAGTGCGGATAAATTTGAGGGCTTATTCAGAGAATTTATCAAGGATTACATCAAAGATATTGAGGGCAGAGTATCTCCATCGCCGTTGCTTAAAAATGTGATTGTGCGAGCAAAACAAGCCTTGGATGGGGATAAATATATCGTTCGTACATTTGCTGAATCAAGAGTAAAAGAGGGATTGAAATTACAGGAATCTAAGAAAGTATTAGATCAACCTGAAACCTTATCAAATATGCGAAAAGCGGTTAGCGAGCATAATGATGCTTTTCGTGATTATGTTGATAGTATCGTTGAAACCATGCCAGTTAAAGAGAAAATTTGGAATGGTACAGATGGCTATGGCCGTAATAAATATGTTGCGCATACCATTGAAAACGTTGTAAAAAAACTTAAAAAAGATTTACGAGGTGGCGAATCATTTAATTATGGAATGCCTAACGTTCGCGCAGCCGTTACTCCTAAGTTTAAATCTATTGCGGATATTCAAGCTAATAAATATCGAATCGTATCTAAAGAAGAGTTTGAAACCGCAAAAAATGCTCTTGAAAAAGAGGGCGATTTATTGGCGGATAAATTAGGTGTAAGCACTTTAGATATTTACGATGTGTTATGGAATGCAGTGGATGAAAACACTTCAAAAGCATTTGGCTATGCTGGCATCAAAGATACCCAAGAAAACAGAATGGCTGTTGATGCGTTTTTGAATAAACTCAAAGCGTTGCCAACTGAATACTTTGAGGGCAAGGCTAAAGATATTACACAATTCAGTAACTTTGCTGGTGCTGTTGTTCCTGATAACCTTGCTAAAAATGCCTATGATGTATTGGAAAAATCAGGGGTGAAAATATTTACCTATGATTCTACTGATCCTAAATCAAGAATTGAAGCAATTAAGCAAGCGACAAATCAATTAGATGAAGAGCGTGGTGGGGATATTTTATTCTCTCGTGCAAATACAATGCAATCCGCTCTTGATTTAGCAATGACAGGCGTAGCAGACAGTGAGCCTAGTATATGGGATAACTTAAAATCCAAAGACTTCTCAGGATTTAAAGAGCGCTTTAATCGGGTGGTGGGTAAAGTGGATGAATGGTTCGCTGATAGCTTGCGCCCAATGAATGACTGGATTGATTCAATGCATCTTGAAGATCAAACAGGGAATACGAGCAGTCGAGATCACGAAAAACGCAGATTGAAAGATGCGATGTACACCGCTAAGGGGAAACGTGATGCGCTAAATTCAGAATTAGAACAGGCGTATTTAAAACCTATCCTATCTAAAATTGCCGCTTTATCTAAAGAGACCAAGAAAAGCAAACGTCCGATCGATGAATTAACAATGAAACGATTGGTCGGCAACTGGATCTCAGCTCGCTATTCCATTGAGAAAAACATTGATTTACTAAATCGTGATGAAAAAGTAATGCGTGATACAAAACGCTTATTGGATAATGCTAAACAAAACGGTACAAGTACAGAAGTTCGCCGCTTAAATGAGGCTTATCTAAAAGCGAAAGAGCAATACGATAACCGTAAGGCTGATATTTACAACACGGATTACAAAAACAAAGTCAATCGCTTTAAAGTTGGGGTTGCTGGCGGTTGGTCAATTCCTGAGGCTGAATTGATTATGAAGAACACCGAACAACGTATTAGTAAATCTAATTTAGAATCGATTGCTGAGATGGTTTATGACTTGAATCAAGCCCGCTTAGATATCGATCGCGCTAGTGGTCGTTACACGGAGAAAGAATATCAGGAATACAAAGCCAATCGCCATTATGTCCCTTTAACTGGTGATCCGAATGCTGATGTAGATATTGATATTATCTCAGGTGCTGGCTCAAATGCACTTAACATCACTCGAGATAAAGCATTGAAAGGTCGTATAAACTCAGAGGCTGAAGATGCGATTGATGCTGTTTGGAAGTCAATCGGTAAATCCACCACCTATGCTGGCTTTGCTGAATTTAAAGCGAAGATTGATGACTTGTTTGAGACAGAAGTCGCTTTATTGAAAAATAAAGGATATTCAGATGCAGAGGCAAGAGAACAAGCAACCGCAAATTTAGGTATTAGAAAACGTAAAATGCAGGGCTTAACACGCTCAAGCGACAATGTGCTTATCCGTAAAGAGGGTAGTGATTATTATGAGTATGAATTGCCAACTCAAGCGATGGAATCATTGCGTAATGACAACGTTGAACACGCCAATGCTTTCTTGAAAGTCATTTCTAAACCGACAGGATGGTACGCTCGAGGTGTTACACAATGGACTGTCACTTTTGCACCGATGAATATGTTGCGTGACACTTGGGAAAAATCAGAATTTATCCGAGTGCAAAAACTTTACGATAAAAATAATCGCCTAGTTGATAGCAAAACAATGGATAAAATCGGTCGTGATACCATTAAAAATGCACTGGCTGATAAGGAAGTATGGCAAGCAACTAAACGCCTTGGATTTGGTCAAGAATTGCGTGATAGTGTTCCAGCAGAGCGAATGTTAAAACAACTTCTAAAAGAGGGGGGAGTATCAAACTATGGTACTTATCTCGATAAATCAGAAGTTGATTTAATTAAGAAATTGCGCAAGGAAAATAATCCTATTGCTAGCAAACTTGAGAAAGCTGGAAAAATCCTAGAGGGTTATAATAAAACGTTTGATACGGTTTCTGCTTTGGCATCATATAAAGCGCTGATAGAAAACGGAATCGATACTAAACAAGCAGCCGCAACAACGCTAGAATTAACCAACTTCCGCAAGACTGGCTCAAAAATGCGTGGTATTAAAGCCTTGTATATGTTCTCGCAACCGACTGTAATGGGGGCGGCCAACTTAATGCGTTATCTATCCACTCGTAAAGGGCAAATCCGCTTTATTGGATATATGGCGGTAATGACTTCACTTTATACTGTGTTGCGCTCAATGGATGATGAGGATGAGGGCGGGAATAAAATGGATCAACTTGGCGACATCACTCGATATATCCCGATTCCACTAGGTGAGGGGAAATATTTTAAAATTCCAGTTGGTTTTGGTATGGCACAAATGGCTTGGAACTTCTCAACAAATATTGTAAAAGGTGCTGTTGGTGATATTTCATTGACTGAGGCTGGTGCAAATATGCTAGTACATTCATTGAAAACATTTTCTCCAGTATCTCCATCTGAAATTTCAGCAGCAAAATATCCAATGGAAAAAATCGCATTAACCGCAACGCCAACTATTTTGCAACCAATTATGCAAAACGTTGTAAATCGATCTGCTTTTGGTAATAAGATCACAACTAACTATGTGCGTGATGATAAATTAAAAGCAGAGCAATCTAAGGCGACAACTGCTCAATTTTGGAAAGATGTGGCGATTAATCTAAACGATACAATGGGTATTGATATGCACCCTGAGCAAATTAAAAACTTGTTTGATGGTTACAGCTCAATGCTTGGTAGTCTTAAAGAGTTGAATACTGTATTTGTGGAAAATCCTAATCGTGAAGAGCTTGGAAGAAAAGCACGTACGCCATTCTTAAATCAATTCATTGGCACAACAAACGAATTTGCTATTCAAAGCCGTTACTATGAGGCAAGCGAAGAGGCTGGAAGTGTTTATAAAGAATACAAATCTCGCAAAGAACGCAATGAGTTAGGTAATTGGCTAGATGCCGAGAAGATGAAACTAATTAAATTCCATGAGCAAGAAGAGAGTATTGTTAAGAAAGCAAGAAGTGAAAAAGCTAATCTAACTCGTGCATTGCGCTCAGGAAAAATTAGTGCAATTGCTTATGAGAATGGCATTAAACGTTACAATAAAGATATGAGCAGAGTGCAAGCCAAAATGTTACATAAATACCGTATAATGGAGGGTTTGAACACAAATTAATCTATTGACAATAAAAAATTTTGCAGTAGAATTCCCCACAATAGCCGAATTGTAGAAATACAGTTCGGTTTTTTATTGGAGTTTTTATGCAAAAGCTAAAATTGCAAAATGAAGCAGATAAAAAATCTCTGATTATTTATCTGAATACTCGAATTATTGAGTATAAACAAGATTTATGCGGTGAAGGTTTAACGCCGCAACAATACAATGTTCTTAGAGGAAGAATCAAAGAACTGCAAGATCTTGTTGGTGAACTCGACCCAACATTACAGGCCCGCTAATTTCAGCGGGCTTTTTTATTAACGCATTATCACAAGCCGCTTTATGCTGCTTAAAGAGGTAATACATGGAAAATCAAGACACCGTAGAATTTAATGCTGATGCCGCTTTTGATGAAGCCGCTAATCAACTTGAATCAGGTGGACTAACTGCCGACAACGAGCCGTCTGTTGCAAATGACAACAATCAGCCTGCGCCCGATCAGCGTGGAGAAAATCCTCCTCAAGAAAGCAACCCGCAAGCGCCGGAAGCAAAAGAGGAAGAGCCTGAATGGTTAGCAAATGCCACGGACGAAGTGAAAGAGCATTTCCGCTCAATGAAAGCAGATAAAGAACGCTACGAACACATGGCTAAATCTCATCGTGGTCGTGCTGGTGCGTTCGCAAAGAAATATCAACAAGCACAAGCCGCTCTAGAACAGCTCAAACAAAACCAACCTTCCTTTGATGGAGAATTGGAAAGTTTGCGTGCTGATTATCCTGAAGTTGCAGAGTTATTGTCCCGCATTATTGCCGGACAAAATAAACGCCTTGAAGATGTTTCTGCCCCAATCGCTCAAATGGTGGAAGCCAACGTTCAAGATTTTGCACAGCAACAACTTGATACCTCTATTTCTTTAGTTACTCAAGCCGTTCCTGATGCAGACAATATCTTGCGCGATCCTATGTTCCATCGCTGGGTAGACACGCAACCAAATGGCGTTAAAGCAATGTTTAGCTCTGACGACCCGCAAGATGCGATCTATTTACTCAACGAGTACAAACGAGCAACATCCTCCATCACTGAGCAACGTAATAAACGCTCTCAACAATTATCCGCCATGTCTCTCCCAACGGGGCGCAGTGCGCCAAAAGGCGGTGATGAAATTGATGAAGATGCGTTATTCGATCAATTAGCTGCTCAATTTGCTAAGCAGCGATAGTTAGTTCATTTGAGGAAAATTATTATGGCTACAACTAAATCTACGGATATTTCCCAACGCACACAAGTATATGCAGAAGCTAAAATGTTAGCGCATGCTGAACCAGTATTGATTTTGACTAAACTTGGTCAAACCAAACCGATTCCACAAAACAAATCCCAAGTGATTAAATTCCGCCGTCCAAAACCATTCGCACCGGCTTTAACTCCATTAACTGAAGGTGTTCGCCCTGAATCCCAAAAAATGGTGTATGAAGATGTGGAATGTCGTTTACAACAATTTGGTGCGTGGACTGAAATCACCGATGTGATTCAAGATACTCACGAAGATCCTGTATTGTCCGACATGACCATGCTTTCTGGTGAGCAAGCAGCAGAAACCACTGAGCTTGCAACGTGGGGGGCTATCAGTGGTGGTACTAACGTGATTTTTGCCAATGGTTCGGCAACTTCACAAGTCAATACAGCGTTGAAATTAGAACATGTACGTGCGGCCGTGCGTAAATTACAACGCAACCGTGCGAAGAAAAAAACTAATATTTTGGATGGTTCAATCAAATACGGTACTAAACCGATTGAAGCAGCCTATATTGCTGTTTGCCACACAGACTTGGAAGCGGATATTCGCAATTTGCCAGGCTTTACCTCAGTTGCTGAATATGGCTCTCGTCAACCAATCGTTCCACAAGAGTTCGGTACGGTAGAAAATGTGCGTTTTATTACTACGCCATTGCTTACTCCAACAGCAAATGCAGGTGCAGCCGCTACTGGTAAAGTGTTATCCACTGGCGGTTCAAATGCGGACGTGTACAAAATCGCGATCTTTGGTCAAGAAGCCTATGCAGTTTGCCCGTTGAAAGGCAAAGATGCCGCACAAATTTTGGTACGCAATCCTGGTAAAGCTGAAAAAGGCGATGAACTTGGCCAAACTGGTTCCGTTGGTTGGAAAACTTGGTGGGCTGGTAAAATCTTAAATGATGCGTGGTTAGTTCGTTTGGAAGTCGCCGCAACCGCACTTTAATTTGAAACTCAAGCCCTCCTCATGAGGGCTTTCTTTTTTATGAGGAAATCTATGTCATATCCATTTATTGATCTGAAAAAAGCCACAAAAGAAGAATTGGTTGCGCACTTACGCGAGCAATGCGGCATTGAAAAAGATGGCAAGAAAGAAGATCTTGTTCAAGCTATTCTTGATTTTGAAAGCTCCAGTGGTTTGGTGCGCCCCGATATGCCAACAGAAAACAAGTCAAAAGAAACGCCTCCAGCTGATTTGCCTTTATCTGCAAACAAACGTGTGCGCATTATCATTGCGCCAAGTGAAACTGACAACAGTGATGTGTATGTTGGCCTTAATGATTTGGATATATTAATTAAACGCGGAGAAGAAGTTGCCGTACCCGAATCTGTTTATATTTTACTTTCTAAAGCTGGCGAACATCGCTTTGAACAAAACAAAGACGGTACTTATAGCGAATACTTTGCTCCTCGCTATTCCATTACTGTATTAGGTGATGCTTAATGAATTACTTGCAGCTTGCTCAACGGTTACGTCGTGAAATGAACGATACGGGCGAAGGCCCGTTTAATGTTATCAATCAATCAGGTCGTAACCTTGAGTATGTTGATGCAATTCGTGAAGCGTGGCTGGATATTCAAACCTTACGCCCCCGGGGGGGGGGGGGTTTTGGGGGGGGGGGTTTTTGTGGTG